GCGGGGCCCGTCGGATGCCTCGGAACGGTTCCCTGGTGCGGTAGACTAGCAGGCGCTTCGGTGCCCGGCCGATACGCAGCGCTGGGGTGTCGCCAAGCCGAACACGGGCCAACTGCTCGATCTGCAACGCAAGTTCCGGATCAGTCAGAATGTCTATGTCGATCGCCGCAACAGCACCCGCCACAACGCCGATGGCGCAGTCGGGCCAACCAGACCAAGTCGTGATTTCGACCTCGGTTGTTGGGCGTTCCGCGTGTCGGTTCCATTCGGGATAATCGACCCAGGTACTGCGCTGGAACCGACCCGGCTTCTTGGTGCCGGGCGCGATGGGCAGGATCGTATAACCATTGGCGATAAGGCGCGAGCCAAGCTGCGCCATGTAGGATTGGGACATCAGAATGGGCACTCCGACATGTCAGCAGCAAGTTCGCGCAGATGGTCGCAGTACCCCGTGACCAGATGCTCAACGAAACCTGCCCACTCGCCATCGTTAAGGGTTGCAAGGTCGGTCTTGCCGATATGTTCGAGGAAGCGGCCGCCAGCCTGGCCACCTTTGACCATTGCGGCCTGTTCGTTGCGGCTGGTGTTGATCATGCCCTGCCTCCGGTGACAGAGGTCCTGGCAGACGCGACTGCAAAGATACTTCCGGCTTTCGTCCCTGCGGGGATCGGAAATCCGGTAGTGCGGGACGAACCAGCCGAAGCCGCGGGGCTGGCGATGGCAGACCGAGCAGAGCCCGGGGTTTGCGTATTGCATGTGTCGAACTTGACCTTGTTGATTTCGGTGTAGTTGCCCGACGGGCGCACGGTTATGTGGCTGGGGCGGCGCAGACGGCTGGTCAGTTGGAGTGCGGCATTAACCGAGGCCGGAATGGGTATTCCCGGGGCACGTTCACGCCACCAGCTTTCTGCTTTGGTGCGAGGAAAGCCCTGGTGCTCCAGGCAGATCCATTCGGAGTGCCGGGACAGGCCGCACTGATAAGTAACCTTCAGTGATGGGCGCCCGCCGGGCTTATCATGGCGCTGATAGGAAATATTCGAGACTGGCAGCCATGCTGAATGCTGAGGCTTCGCGGACGAAAGCACAGCCAGCGTCGAAGCTGTGGGCGCTACCTTCACCTTGCGCGCCGGGAAGATATAGCCGCAATCTGAACATTCTAGCGCAGCAGCAGCAACTATGCTGTCGCAGTCCGGGCAGACCTTGACCGGCGCATCACCTTCGCCCGAACCTGGCCGCTTCGGCTTGACGAGGTCGATGGGGCCGTGACGTTTTACGTTGCCGGCGAAGTCCAGAACGAGGCAATCCTGCTTGCCCAGGGCGAGCCGCGTCCCACGGCCAGCCATCTGGACGTAAAGGCCAGCCGACTTGGTCGGCCGAAGCATGGCGATCAGATCCACGGCCGGCGCATTGAAGCCTGTCGTCAGCACCCCCATCGAAGCCAACGCCCGGATCTTTCCGGCCTTGAACTCAGCGATGATGCGGTCGCGCTCATCCTTGGGGGTCTCGCCAAAAATGGTGGCGCAACTGATCCCGCGGCGGCGAAACTCTTCGGCAACGTGGGTCGCGTGACTGACGCCCGAACAGAATGCTAGCCACGACTTCCTGCCCTTGCCGTAGGCCATGATCTCATCGACGGCAGCGCGGGTGATTGCGTCCTTATCGACCGCTTTCTCGAGGTCGCGGGCAATGAATTCGCCGCCGCGTGTGCCGACGCCGCTTACATCAAGCTTGGTCCTTGGCTGTTTCGACACCAGCGGGCTTAGATAGCCATCTTCAATGAGATCCCGGACAGACACCTCGTAAGCAATGTCGCTGAACAGCGCATTGTCGCCTTCGTGGAGCATCCCGGAATCCAGGCGGAATGGTGTGGCCGTCAGCCCGATCACCTTTAGCGACGGGTTGATGCGCTGCATCTGGTTCAGGAAGCGGCGGTACATAGTGCTCTGCTTGCCGGGGATGAGATGGGCTTCGTCGATCAGGACGAGATCGCAGTGGCCGATTTCCGCAGGGCGGCGGTGGACCGACTGAATGCCTGCGAACAGAATACGTGCATCTGCATCGCGGCGGCCAAGACCTGCCGAGTAAATCCCGGCAGGCGCTTCGGGCCAAAGCCCCAGCATCTCCGCATGGTTTTGGGCGATAAGTTCGCGGACATGGGTCACCACCAGAATGCGCTGATCGGGCCAGGCCTTGAGAACCCCGTCGATGAACGAGGCCATGACCAGGCTTTTGCCGCCAGCAGTCGGAATGACCACAAGGGGATTGCCCTTGTTGAGTTCGAAGTAGCTGTAAATCGATGCAATTGCAGACTGCTGATAAGGGCGCAGCTTAAGCATGGGCGGCCTCCTTTTGGCGGGCATCGTTCAGCCAGTCGGAACCGTCGGCCATGCGATAGGCGACGAAGTCCGCACCGGCGTCGATGACGGCTCCGGGCACGAGATCAGGGATGAAGAGATGGCGGGCACAGGCGCGGCGCTGCCCTTGAGCGTCGACCATGCTGTCATGACGGGCACAGTGCCAACCGCCGTCCACGGCTGTTGAATGCAGGCATGTCCGGCAATTGACGGCAATAGCCTCGCCGGCGTGACATGCTGCATGGTGGGAGCAAATGCGGCACTCGAACCAGGTCGGATCGTCGCTGATCCGAGCAGGCGGATGCTGGGCCTCGATCGTGCGCTTGGCCTTGTCCAGCAGCCGAGTTGCCTCGGCAGGATCGGCCTCAATCCGCTCGATGTGCAGCGCATCCGTATTCTTGCAGACCGCGACGTACATGGCGCGGGTCAGCCCGGTGAGATGCATATAGACCTGCATCTGGGCCGCGTGCTGGGGCTTCGATTTCTCAACGCCCTTGGCGACAAGGTCAGCAAAGCTTTTAACCGAGTGGGTCTTGAACTCGACAACGTGCCAGGTCTTTGGTGCTTCAAGCAGCCCAAGGGCAGCGCCATCAAGCGAACCACCGAAGTGGCCGCCATGGGCTTCAACCCGGAACTGGCGTCCCGTCTCGGGATCGACCTCCAGCACAGTTGCACCGGTCGAACGGAGATTGGCCACCATCCGGTCTTCTTCGCGCTGTCCGGTCTCAAAAAGGCGAAGCATCCGGCCGGAAAAGCGTGAGGTTGTGACCCAGCGAAAATCGAACCAGAGGGCCCGAGCGCAAGGCTTACCGATCAGCGAAGCACCAAGGTGCTCGCGGAAACCATCACCTTGGCGCCCCTCGTAGGCGGCGTAGATTGCCGTCAGTGTTGGCGTCGGCGGTGCGGGGAGCTCTGCCATCACAGATCCCCCACTTGGCTGCGGGCGCGCGCTTCCGCGACCAGTTCAGCCCAGACTTCGGGATCGTGGCGGGCGCGCAATATATCGATAAGCGCGTCTTTCATCCGGCTGCGGCTGTGCCCAGCTCCACCTTCGGCAAGCAATTCTGCGCGTTCGCGGTAGAGGTGGCGCTGCGCGGTACGGGCCCGGTGAAACCAGATCGGATCGATCGGCTTGCCCTGCGCCTGGCGGGCAAGGTCAGCCGTGGCGATCTGGGTGCGGATCTTGGCAATCGCGTCGTCGAGGGCGATCAGACGGCGCTGTTTGTCAGGCAAAGGGGTATTGTGCACGGCCACGGAGGCCGCGTTGAGCGGTTCAGTCATGGTCAGTCTTTCAGAGCAGGGGCCGCCGCGATTCCCCGCGGCAGCCCGTGGGATTAGCTGTTGCGGTTCCAGGGAGCGGCAGCCGGGCTAGCCTGCGTGGCGGGCGGTGCGGGTTGGCGCGCAGGTGCAGGCGCAGTCTTGTCCGGTACAAGGTAACGGATCGAGTTCTTCTCCGAATACCCGTCCTTGGGCGGCTTGACGGCAACCTGGATCGTGAGGGGCACCAAGTGCAGGTCCGTGCTGTCGTTGACCTGCAGTTTGCCGGTGGCGTGACAGATGGCGGAAAGCGTGCGCTGCGCGATCTCGACCGTCTGCGGGTTCGAGTTCACCAGGTTCAGCTGGTCGAACAGCTTGCGGCCCTGATACTGGCCCTCGATGATTTCGAGCATCAGCCAGAGAAACTGGCCCATGCCGTTGCGGGTGACGCGCATCTCGCTTTCGACGATCTGGGCGCGGTACTTGCCGGCGGGAATAACATCGTAGCCGGTCGTGGGGTCGATGCCGGTGGCATCGAAGGCGGTGTCAAAACGTGCCATTGGAAAACTCCGTCGGATCAGGATTGTTCGGGCTGGGGCATGGCCGCGACGAAGGCCTTCCAGTCGAGCGGAAGGGTGTCGGGCAAGCCGTAGCGGTTCTTTGCGAGGAAGGCCGGACGTTCGGCGGTGTGCAGGACGCGCTCACCGGAGCCGAGTGCCCGGGCTACCTTTTTGTTAAAGCCAACATCCGCCTTCGCGATGGACATCCGGTAGTTGGCAAAAAGGACCACATCGCTGTGCTCTTGCAGCAGGGCCGCGGCCCGGGCCTGGAGCTTGATGACGTAGCGGTCGTAGGGCTCATGCTCTGGACTATCGAAACGCTTGATGTCGGTATGCGCGATCTGGACGATGGCCATGCCGCGGTGGTCTCGAAGGGCGTTGAGTTTATCCAGATACTCGCGCCAGACGATAAGCGCCTCAGCATAGCCCTTGCCGAAGCCCGGGGCCTCGATTGATGCCCAGCCGTTGCGGCGGCAAGTTTCGGCCCATACCAGCGGCTCCAGCCAGTCGACGCTATCGATGACCACAGTACGGTGCTGGTGATCTTCGTTCAGTAGTGCATCGAGCGCCCCAGCCACATCGCCGTAACTGGTGGCCAGCGGGAAGTGCGGTGCCTTAAGCATGCCGAGGCCATCCTCGGTCATGATTACGACCGGAGCGTCGGCGCCCGCCGCGAAGGTGGTTTTGCCGACGCCATGGACGCCATGCATCAAGATGCGCGGCGGCCGCAGCGTGTTAGATGTTTGCAAGGATGCAAGGGAGATAGCCATCAGCTGGCACTCCTTTCCAGCGCAACATGCACGCCAGCTTCTTGGGACTGGAAATCGCACTCTGCATCGCTGGCGTAGACGGCCAGCAGCGGTGTGCCATCGGCGTGCGTGCCGGCTTCTTCGATGTGATACCGGCGTTGAACCTCGAAGATTTCCGGCAATTCCCAGCGACGATAGAGGCCGGGGATCCGCTTCAGAGGTTCAGTCGGGATGGCAGTCGTATCGCTCATCAACTGGGACTTCCTATTATTGAATAGACGCTCAGTGCGTCCGAAATTGAAAAGCCAACGGCGCGCGCCGGGCGGGACAACAGGTCAGGATTTTTCATCGGCCTGAGCGCGAAGGCGTTTGATCGCGCGCTGGAAACGTTTGCGCGCAGCCGGTTCCGACAGATTCAGCGCCTTGCCGGCCTCGGCCTGGGTAAACCCGTCGATGACCACGCGGATGACAAGGCCAGCGTCCACGCCAATGAGATTGGTTAGCTCGGCGAGGAGCTTGGCCGGGACCAGATCGGGGTCAGTAGGTTCAAAAATGCCGCCGTGCTGATCAAGATCAAACGGGACCTGCAGGTTCTGGCGATTTGCTTCCCGATAGAAAGCCCGTCGCACATCGCGTTCGACATTTTTCAGGACGGTGGCGGCGATCCAGTTCACCTGAGTGAGGTCAAGTTCCCGGATTGATTGGGTGGCACGCGCTAGTATTTCTGATGCGAGTTCGTCCGTCTGACCAAGGCGGCGCGCACGCGACCGCCGAAAAACACCGTCTAGCCCGGGCCAAAGTGCCAGGAGCAAAAGGGTGAGCGCGCAGTCGCCAGAACGACTGTTGCCCTTCGCGCAAACGATCAAGCCGGTTAGGACCAGGTTCTTCTGGTCCGAAGGGGCAGTGCCGCGGTGAAGGTGGTCCAGCAGAGCTGTATGGTCTGCAAACCGGCTAAGCGCGGTGTGGCTAGACCTTACGGCTGTGAATCCGCGCTGGAAATTGAGAAGAGAGGTCGATTGAACAAGATGTTCGTGGAAATCGTGCCACGAGGAGGACATTTAACGCCAGCCTGACGGCCGGGCGTGGAGCGCCTCCTAGTGGCCAAGTCAGGGCGTCAAGCGCCTCTCGTTTCGGGGATTTGCGATCGTGGCGGGGTCTTAAGAGGCGGATTTCCTGTTAAGTGTGCCGCATCCATGGCAATTGGCTGTCACAGGAAGGCCAACCAGATATTCGCGGTGCTTCTGAACCCTGATGTGCAACTGGTTGCCATTGGCCATGCCGAGGAGCTTGCCACATTGCGTGCAACGCCATTCTGAGATGGAGGTAACGCCAATGGGTTTGGAACGGCTATGGCCGTTGTGGCTGTCAGTATGATGATGCATTTTGAGGCTCCAAGTATTAAAACTGGAGCCTTGATCGCCGCAGATCTAAATTCGCGAAAGCACCGTGCAGCGCACAACGCGCACCGTCGTTTGGAGGCGGCGCGTTGTCGACTGGATCTAGTACAGCCTCATATCTTGTAGGAAAACGTACAGCCTCCTCGGGAGACGGTAAAACCTAGACCCTAAACTTGATCCCACAATTTTTCGCGTGGGCTCGGATCCAGCCTGCAACCGTTCTGTGGCTCCTGGCGGCAGTGTTCCCCTGGTTTTCTTCTAGCCAATCAACGAAGTGATCCGCTGCCTTTTCCGCGCTGAGAAAACGGGTTCGGTCAGCCGCGAACTCCTTGTCGAACTCGTCAAGCACCATTTGCTTGATCGACCTGTTTTCAGCGTGCCGAATGTTGTTTTTGGCCGCCGATGCATCCTGCCTTATCTTCTTATTTTCTTCAACGAGTTCGGCTTTGATCTGTTCTCGGATTACATTCGGATCGACGGTTGAAGATTTCCGCTCTTCAATCTTCTTTTCGTATTTGTTTTTAATCGATTCGATTGCGCGAAGCCTTTCCGCATAAGAAACTGCATCCATAGCCTCCAGCAAATCATTGCAAGCCGATGCCCCGCCAGGCCGATCTGGGTCATCCTTGGCGCGCGGCACATACTTATGAGAGGAAAAATCGTATTTGTAATTGTTTTGACGAATGTAGTCATCTAGCTTTGAGAGGGCCCATACTGCAAAGTATTCGTATTCTTTTATATTTAATACATCCACCTCATCTGCGTCGAAGAAGCTATCAAATCCCTCTTGAAGAGCGTCTAGTTGTCCCGTGTTTTCCTTGTCTCTAATATTAAACTTTTCGTAGGCTTCATCAGTGAATCCTTCAAAATGTCCCTCATCGTCAGTTTGAACATATCCAGAATAGCCCGCATTTCGAATTTCATCATTCGCTATCTGCATCTCGTAATCAAAGAATGCTTCGATGATGCGATCACTATCGGTCGCAATGGCTTTAACGTCATCGGTGCTTCTGCCGTGGATTAGCGAACGAGCTCTCCAAGCAATGCCATTAGCGTGGTGGTGAGGCCAAATCGGTAGTTTCTCTTTGGTTGGCTCTAAGTATTCGAATTTTGACCCCATTGCCCCCTCGCAAAGACTCGTGACGAAGTGTTCGTTCTAGGGAACTAAGAGGTTAACTGAAATAGTGCTTCGCAGCTCGCGGGCTAATTGTCCCGTTCCGCGCGACCCACTGGCTTTTCCCCCTCAGTACCACCGCCCGATTGGGCTGGGCGCTGGACGGAGGCAACCATGCAAAATTCAAACTCTCCGGTGTGCAAAGCAGCCATGGAATGCGCTGCCAACATTATGGTCGCGGCGTGAGCCGCGAAAGCGGCTTCGCGCCGCATCTCATGACCCCTGACGAGCGGTTGTCCGAGTTGGGCAAGATCCTGGCTGCCGGCGTGCTCCGCATGCGCCAACAGTCCAGTTCTATATCTGCCGCCAGCGGAGATAGTTCACTCGCAATCTCGGCGGCCAAGAGCGTCAGTCATCCCCGGGCAAAGACCCGAGTTGGAGGACAATAATGCAAACAGAACGCGTAAGATCGGCAGCGCGACCCGAAGGTCAGCTGCTGGGGCGGCTCGCCGCCATGAAGGCCATGTCGGTGGTTGAACTGAAGGCGGAGTGGCAGAGCCTTATCGGCACGCCAGCGCCGAATAACAGCCGGCAGTTTCTGGAACATCGGCTCGCCTACAGGATTCAGGAGCTGGCCCTCGGTGGGCTCGGCGGGCCAGCGGCCAAGCTGCTCGACGCCCTGGCCGATGAGGTCGAGGGCAAGAAGGTCCGGCGCACGGT